GCTTGAAAAGTCCCCAAGGCTATCGCAAACGAAACTAGTAACACCAGCCGCAATATCAGTAGCCACGACCCAACGTTTCTCAGACTCTGCGGTGTCTGTTGCATCGACTCTGATGACAGCAAACTGACTGGTGTTAACAGTACGGTAAGGCAGATTGACGGTGGTTTTGTTGGTGGCAGCGTTGTAGCTGAACGTTACAGCGCCTAGGTCAGTAGTGATCGAGCTAGACAGCTGACGATCCAACAGGAACAACTCGTTAGGGTTTTGCGGTGGACGTGAGGCGTTTAAACCCTCAAGGTAATACTCAGCAGTACCGTCGTTGTCGTACTCAACAAGCTTGAAAAGCGTACCTTCAACAAAGTCACACCAGTGAATCTGTTTGTTGGGGAAAGTCCATTTATGCCAAGCGTTTTGTCTGTTGGTCAAGGACCCACCAGAAGCTTCCCAGAAGAACTGGTACACATACAGAGCGTCGTTGTCGTCCCTGCTAAGAGCTACTAGGTACTGATCAGTACGGCTAACAGCTAGAGCATCGATGTTCTTGGGGATGTACTTGGGAACAGTTTCTGTGATGACTGCTGTTTGACCCAGGTTGATACCAACGGTTCGGTCAGTCGTAATGAAGGTATGCAGACCAGTGAAGTCACCTTCTTTAACTGGGAAAATAACCTGCGGACCAACCTGCTCAGGACGTACATCAGGTTCCATAGTGATGGAACTAATACGACCAACAGAAGCAGTCTCAGGAGAGAACGTAACGTTGTCACCAGAGTACAAACGGAACTGGTTTTCGTTGGAGAACAGGATAAGTTCGTCCTGCTGCTGCAACGCATAGTTCAACACAGCAACGTCGTTACTGACTGCGGTCAGGTCAATAGGATCGCTATCCACAACCTGCAAAGCTGACTGCTGCCAGAAGTTGTAGTAAGCACCTGCCTCACTCAGGATGACGTTCTCACCGCTCACAAAGCCCAAGCGGTTCTTGAAGAACACAATGTCGTTGATGGTGTTATTAACAAACGACGGTCCTGGTAGTTCATCTTCATCACCAGCTAGTCGGTTAGTCCAACCAGGAATTGCAATAGTAGTTGAACCGTCCGTGTAGTCAGTGCCGCTAAAAGGTTGAAAAGTAAACCGAGTCAGACCGTTGTCGTTCCTGTAGTGAATAAAGGCATGAGGCATTGAAGCGTCCTCATACTGTCCACGAGTTCCCCAACCAGCAGACTCTTCCCACACACCACGAGCAAAGTCACCGTTAGTGGTGGTGTTCTCTGCGTTAAACCTGAGGTAGTACGAGCTTTGATCTGCAGCACCATCAGGAGCCACAAGCACTGTATAACCTTCCCAGGAGAACGAGGGAAGCTCAGTAATGTTTGTGATCTGACTGGAGAAGCCAGACATCAAAGTGTTACCCCGAGCGTCAGCAGCAATGATGCTGGTGATTGAGCGGTTGGCGTTAGCGCAAGTGATCAGGATCTGAGAGTCCTGTACTTCAAAATTAAGCTCGTTATGAATATCAACCTGATCTAACCCATGACCGATTGTGAGGGTGGTTGATCCGCTGGCAGTGGCGTTGACTGCGGCACCTGCCTCAGTAACAAGAGTAAAAGTATTGGCGTCAATATCGACAGTTCCAACAAAAGTAGAAGCAGGTATACCAGTGCCCGTAACCGTTTCACCGCCGTGTACCTGAACAATGTCAGCATCGGTAACACCTGTGATAGTGCTGCTACCGATAGAAGTTGTACCAGTAACTGTACCAGTGTTACTAACAATGCGAGCTGCAATATCGGCAGAGCTCACAACGTTTGCATCACCACCAGCATCAGTAAGAGAAGGAGTCAAATAATGACCACTGATCTCGTCACCGTTATCAAGCGTGATATGAACTGAATACTTAGTATCGTAGTCAACAAGTTTTACCCAAACCTGAGCGCGGGTGGGAACGTAGGCGCTACTAATCTCGCTGATGTTGTAGCGAGTCAGAGTCTCCGCTGCGTCGTACTCGACATCTTGCTGGATGTTCGTAACAAACACATAGTCCTGAAACGACGTAGCCCTAAACCGATCACGAGCCCTGCCAGATCCACGTAGGTACTCAAGATTGGCGGTGGTGATGTTTGCGAAAGTTTGCTCATTTGGAACCACCGTAGGCAGGATGCCTGTGATTGGTTCAACGTCAGAGACGCCAGTAACAAACGTAAGGCTCGAATCAATCGTCAGGGTAGTGCCAGTGTTTGTTGCTGTTGCGTTAGCGCTAAGGGTAATACGAGTGTTAGCAACGTCGATGTCCAGAATTGTCGTATCAGCTGGAATACCAGTACCAGTAATACCAGCACCTACAAACACATCCGTCATAGAGCTGACAGAAGTGATAACAGCAGAACCGCTAGTCGTGTTCCCTGTACGAGAGATGGTACGACTGTCGTCTACAACAAACAGAATGAACCGTTCAGTGCTACTACGGTTGTAAACAAACGCCCAAGCTTCATCCCACTTAATGGGAGCAGTCAAAGTCTGACCACCAGCGTTTTGAGTCAAAGTATCAATACGCTTTACAGGCACAGAACCCAAGCGTTTCTTCAGACCCTCAACGAGATCACAGTTACCGTTCTCAAGTACCTTGGCAAAACCAGGCAGCACAAAACTATCGGCTTGCTGGTTTACGCCCTTGTTAAGTGGACCAATAATTTGGCTAAATAATTCTTTAGACATCAGCGGCTCAAGATATCGGGACCAAAGTTAGTAACTACACGGCCACCGTACATATCATCAGGACCACTGATGAAGTTGTAGTTCTGAGCCATATCCTCAGTACGCTTCAACGTCTGAAGAGCTTTCTCCTCATCTTCAGCCGTGTAGCTTTCAATGCTGGCTGAGGTCACAGCACGGTTAGCAAAGATCCGTCCAGCACGGATCATGATGTAGCGACGGCCGGTTTCTGGGATGCTGTCCCAAGAAAGTTCTTCAACGATCTCGGCAACAAGGTCACTAGTGTTGCCAGTCATTCCAACCCCTAGGCTAGTTCTAAGATCGTATGTATTTTTAACGCGATCAAAAAGCCTAAGACCACGAAGAACAAACCGCTGACTAGGGTACGAGAGAGGGTTGAACCGTACTGCCAGGGTGTTGGAGGGAAGTTGGGACTGGCCTGTAGAAGCGTCCAGAGGTATGGAGTCATAAAGCATCGTGTTCCAAGACCACCCCGCACCCTGAACCTCTCGGCTCACTTCATCAATAACTTGATCTGCCAGGCTTGCATCACCCGTCAGTGGTGGGTTGAGGCTGTTTACAGGAGCTTCGCCAATAATGGCAAGAAGCGTGTTAACTGCACTGAGTTTACTAGTCGCCATTATCGCAACAAAAAGGGGGAAACATTTCTGCTTCCCCCATTGTATTGGTAATTAGCTAATACCTATTTATCAATAAGGGTTACCGTCGTGCAACAGGCTGACGCAGCACTCAGGACGCAGGATACCGTGACCCACGGCATAGCTTGCGACCATCATGGTGCTCTGAGTCATGGCCTTGTACTCAGCACCGGTCATCTGCATCGAGATGTCCTTGAGGGACACAGTACCCACAGCTTCTTTGGTGAAGCACAGGCCGAAGCAGTTGGCGATGGAGCTGGTGTTGCCCTGCTCATCTTGCCAGTAATCGTTGTAGCCGTCTTGAACGCGACCGTCAGAACCGTCCCGACCGTTGATGTAGTTAGGACGCTCACCACGGGTGGTAGCAGCTTGGTTGCTCAGACCAACGTAGGACTGACCACTGGTGTAGCTGTTGATGCCCAGGTGGTTGCTGGTGATCAGGCGGAAGCCAGCCACAGAAGCAACACGGTTCTGAGCGAAGGTGCCGTTAGCACCGGTACCACCGTTGAAGTCAGTGTTGATAGCGCGGTCAGAAGCCAAAACGTCGTAATAAGCCGCAGGGCTCAGAACGCAGACGCGACCTTCTTTGGGAGCATCCTTTTCGTCTAGGGACTGACAAGCTTGGAACAGGTTCTCAACGATCAGATCACCACGAGCGTTGCGGTCAGCAGCGCCGTCGAGGTTGATGCCGGTCAGGGAGGTACCACCAGGCAGGCTATTCAGAGTGAACAGACGCTCGCCAACGGTGAAGGCTGCGTTAGAGCCAGTACCGATAGAACCGATGGGGTTCACAACGAAGGTTGCTGCGCCGTTGGTAGGAGCAGTAGTGATTACAGCGTAAGCGCCGGAATCTTCGCCGTAGACAACTTCACCAACAGCCCAGTTACCGAGCTCAGCGGTAACGAAGTTGGCGCTCATGGTAATGGTGTTACCAGAGACAGAGCTGTAGGTACCGCTGTTGGTTTGGAAGTTACGGGAATCCCAGTCCTTAACGCGACCGTCAGACTCAGAAGCAGTCAGAAGGGTGCGAGCAATGCGCTGGTCATATGCACGGCTGAGAGCGCGGCCGAGCTCAGTAGAGTAAATGCTACGCACATCCCAATGAAGTTTTGCTTCATCCAGATCGTAGATGCTGGCATCAGCGATAAGCAGATCATCGATGGTGATGATCTTTTCGCCAATCATTCCTTTGTTACCTTGACCGGTAATCCAGTCACCAGGACGGTGGTAACGGCTAGAGAAACGACCAGTGATGGGGAACGATGCAGACTTGCCCGAAGAAATCGAGCGCTTCATCGTGAGGTCTTTGAACACAGACTCCCGAGCGAAGGTGGTCAGCACCTCCCCCGAGAACAATTTCATGAAGTTGGCGTTTTCACGCTCATAGTTACCGGCGGCAGACCCAGCGTTAAACTGAACGCTGTTGACGCTACCCAACCGGCTAAGAGATGCAAAGTCAGGCATTTCTAAGTTTGGTTAAGAGTTTACTGCGTTCGTCTTCACTGTTGTTATCGCCTCAGCGGCAACAATGTTCACGTTCGCTATTTCGATATTAACCCCTAGGGCCAAGAACGTCGCTACGAATTAGTTTGTCTTGGACATCTTGGGTATAAGCAGTGTCCTGTAAATAGCGGGGATCATTCATAGCAGCCATGACTTCTTGAGTAGAGCGGAACACATCGCTGCTGTTACCAGACAGCTTGCCGCCAATCAAAGAAGGCTCAGTACCCACGTTGTCTTGATACGCATATTGCAGTGATTGCAGTGCGTTTCGAGCACGGTAGTAGTCACCGCTGTTTACTTCGCGGTTGTACGCATCGAGTTCAGCTTGGTCGAGATTCTCTCGAGCCCATTCTTGAACTGCCGTGAAAGCTTCCCGTCCACCAATACTTTCCATAATGGTGGTTTCTTCCTC